GATAGTAATTAACGCCCAGCAATTAGATAACTTTGTGTGGTTAGACGAGTTTGATTACCTGCCAGTAGCAGAGCAAACAGAGCGTGCCTTAAACGGCGCTCAGCACATAGAAAAAACCTTAATACCCCAAGGTCGCTCAATAAACTTATACAGCGATTTTGAAGCCGCTAGCGTGTTTAACCCATTGCTAGTACATGCTCAAACAACGCTTGCAGCATTTGAAATAACAATACGCGGCACGCTGTTTAATGTTGTTTGGGACCACTCACAAAAAGCAGTAGAAGCCGTGCCACATGCTCACTTTGCCGATGCCGCCCCTACGCATTTTCAAAACATAAACTTACGTTTAAAAACCGTTTAAAGCACCGCTAAATTAGGAAATACAATGCTTAGAACCGATTTAAAAATATTCAAACCACAGCGCATTGGCAACGAGCTATACGCTGGCGGCCACCGTACTAGTAATGCTATTGTAAGCGGTAAACTTAACGATGTTTTTAGCTCAATAAGTGATATTGATCATGCGCGCTCATCGTTTGACTTAGTAAAGCTTTACCCAGCACTTAGCACAGACGATGCAAGCCGCCTGCAAGATGCGCATATATTTTTAAGCGACCAACCAGACGACCCGCTTGTAAATGTACTACTAGTAGAAGCTCAAGAGCTAAAAGACACCGACACCGTAGCCGATATGCTGCCGTTGCTTGCCGCAGAAACAACTAAATACCACGGGACTAGCTTATTAACCGCACAAGTTGCTGCTCAAGGCCAATCGCTCACAGTTGAGTCAGTTAGCCGATCGTTAACGCCAAGCATTAAAACTGTTAGCTCTAAAATTGGCTTGCGTCCTCAAGCTAAAGAGTTAGCCATTTACAGAACTAAGCGGCTTTTAAGCTATGGAAAAGTATCAGAAGTAAATATTCAGGTGTCCGATTTACTCACTCAAAGCCCTAATTTTCATGCTGAATATCAGTACGAAGCCTACGTTGGTCATGGTTCAGTTGGTGGCACTAGGCTTCAAACAATAACCAGAAAGCTAACACAAGAAGAGCTAACACGTATCGGTAATTCAATATCAGTAACGCTTAATCCAGCTGTTACAAAAGACCAGTATTTTACGCTATTTTATATGTCTACTGAGGACTTACGCTTTCACTCATTTACTACTAGCCAAACCATTACGCTAGGTGTCGGTGAGCGTGTTTTAAAAGGCCATGTGCGCCTTAAAAAAGCCACCGAAGAAACCATATACACAGATGACGGCCAAGGGCGCTTTATTTCTTCAGCCGGTTATATATTTGCGACCATTAACTATGAAACCGGCGTTATTACTGAAATCAATCCCGTAGACTACAGCGGAACAATTACCGAAAACCTAGGTGCTATTATAGAAAAAGGCGATCGTACAATCAGCGCTAAACAGTGGCAGCTACCCGACAGCACCTTTGCGCGCGACTCGCTTTATATCACCTACGAGAGTGCAACCGGCACTACGTTCTCAGCATCAAGTGATTTAAGCGGCAATATTACCGGCACTAATTGCACCGGCACAGTAAGCGAAACTGGCTATGTTGATATTGAGTTTAGCCAAGGGGTAAAGCCTGCATCTATTACTTACGACTACAACCAAGTGGAAGTAACCACCGTACCCTCACCACCAGGCGGCTTTGATACCTCAACGCTACCAAATAACGGTAATGTGCGTATATTTCACGAGTTTACAACGGTAAGTGTGCAAAACCGTTCACGGTCAAGCGCAGCTACACTAACAAGCGGCCAAGTGTTAACCGTATTGGCCGATGCTGACTTTATCGACATTGTAGATAGCACAGGCGCAAGCCTTTGGTCTGTAACCGATGACAACTACAGCTATAACAGCGACACAGGCGAGCTAACAATAAATGCAGGCATTAGCGCTTTTACAGCCCCGTACATAGTAACGGCCATTCAGTCAGAGCTTGTATTAATTCAGGCCATACAAGGCAATGAAATAAGCCTACTAACACCACTTAAACGCGCTTACCCAGCTGGTTCAACACTTAGCAGCGTACAGGTTTTAGGTGACTTTCAAGCGCAAACAAAAGACGAGCGTACACTAGCGGCATGGCAAAACAACTTTGCTGATTTTGGCTCATCCGCATCAAGCGCAATCAACACCACTCAATACCCAATCGAGGTTACAAACATCGGTGCAATAGCCCAGCGCTGGGCTATCGTGTTCACATCAACAACCGCTTATAACGTAATCGGTGAGTTTGTAGGCAATATATACAGCGGTGACATTTTAAACGACTGTACACCAATAAATAGCTTTGCAGGCGCACCGTATTTCATATTACGCAAAGCGGCATTTGGGGCGGGATTAAACCCCGGTGAAGCGTTTTTGTTTGAAACCATAGCCGCCAGTAAACCCACCATGGTTACCCGTTCAGTATCACCCGGGCACTCTGAAATAGTGCGCGACAATTCAACTTTATCATTTCGTGGAAATAAGGATTAAAACAATGCCTCAAACACCTACTATTTACAGATGGGATGACCCCGGCGCACCGCAAGCAGGTAATTGCACTTATAGTGAATTAGTTAATATTTTAGATAAGTGTTTAGTGACTGGGTATGGCTCGAAATTACCATTAGGTTGGATTAAAGAGTTAAACGAACCACTTGCTTGCTCATATAAAAATCTTGGCTCAGGTCACTCAGTTGTGTTTAGCAGTACGACAGGATTAGACGATGATACAGGTGTGCGCGTTCAATCCGCACGGAATGTAATTGACGCTGATAGTTTAGAAAATACAGGCTGGAAACAAGCTTTTAAAGTATTTAAAGATAAAAATATAGCGTGGGTAATTGTAGGGACAGATAAGGCTTTTTATTGTTTTTTTTGTTATGCGGGAAGCTATAGCATGCCAGGCACTGACCACCAAACTGGTTTTTTTGTGGGTGATTTAGCAAACGCTATTTCTGGCGACTCAGCTAAGTTTGTAGCCATTTGCACGCTTATATCTGAAAATCATAGCTTAGAAAGCGCTACTTATGATAGCTCATATGGGACAAATATTATGTATCTAAGCAATGTAGGGCAGGATCGGTTTCCTGGCACAAAAATTCATGACGTAGATGGCGGTTCAGATTTTTCTCTTTATGTTCCACATGAGCTTCCTTTTCTAAACAAAAAACCTATACCAACAAAAAACACAATTCCATCAAATACACTTACCAAGGTATACCTCTTTCATAAAGAGTATAGCAGTGGTCTTGATAGAGATGGGAGTCCTATTGTGGAGAGCACTGTTACGCCTGCTGTCAGAGGTTCTCTGCCGGGTCTTGATAGCACGCTAGTTGGTCACCCGGAGAGTATGCTTTGGCCTGCGACAGTTAATTATAATGATAGCTACTTATTACTTAAATCAGTAGGCAATGCTGCTAACCGGTTAGTTTTAAATATTGAGGTGTGGGATGACTAACTTATTTGTTGGTAATGTTTCACCAGATGGTTATATTATTTATGATGGAAGTGGTACAGGGTATACAGCAGACCCCGGTTCAAAAACCAGCTTACCCATTGAGGTTACACCAGGGCGTTTATATAAATTTTACCCCGTTGGGGGCTCTTCTTCACGCTGCCGTTGTGTTGAAATACTAAATAACGGCGCACGTAGAGATTATCGGGCTTACACAGATACTAACTGGACTGAACGTGATTATTCACCGTCTCAAGATGTTTCAGCAATACAAATATATTATAAACGGTCATCGGATACAGCAACGGGCTTAAACTTTATTGATGTAACAATCGATAGTTTTACATCTGAAAACGTACTTAAAACCACCACTGTAAAAACAGGTTTAACGGCAACACCTGCGTCTAAATTAAACATAGATTTAGATCCCGATTCAGAACGGCTACTTATTCTCGATAGAGAGAGTGCTAACCGTCTTTATTACTGTAAAGTAAACGCGCTCTCTATTGAGATTATATTGCCTGCAAAATATGGCATTGACCCATTATTAACATGCATAATACTTGACGATAATTTAGCTTATACGGGCGCTATTTTAGATGGAGTAATTGCAGAAGTAACAGACTTATCTCTATGATTGAAATTAGGTTTAAACAGCGTTACTCGCAAGAAATAACGACATCACCAATAAAGCTCTGGTTTAACATTGATTATGTTGAACCAGCGTTAACACCGATAGGTGTTGATTTTGCAACAAGTTGGCTTTCTACAGACGTGCTAGAAGCTACAAAAGTAGCAAGTTGGTCTTCAATAAGCATAACTAGCACTGTAGCTATGTCGTGGCTTCATGGAGATGTAAATAGGCTGGACTATATAAATGCATGGTCAGTGAGTGTACCAGTCAACAATGATATTAAAATGTCATTTAAAAACAATAGTAATATTGAAGTAAATACATTCACCACGGTGTGGTTAACAAGCTTGCAAATGGAAAGCCAGAGTACGCTAATTCCTTGGTTTACTGTTTTAGATATGGAGGAAAAAGAAACAATATTACAATGGTTATATAGTGAGATTATAGGAACAGCGGCCATTTTTAAATGGCGGGTTAGTTCAGAGTTAAACCGGAAAGATTTTGTAATTCATTATGGTCAAACAGATGCGCAGTACATTTGCTACTGGCGCAACCATCCATTTAAGGGCTATGTAAAGCTAGAGTTTAATGTACCTTACCATGCCCGCGCTGGCTCTATAACAATGCGTTTTAGCAACCCTGATAAAATATGTTATTGGGGCATCCCCGGCGGACTAATTCGCAGTGATGATGACGTACCCACACTCGATCGTAAAATACCGATAGAACCTCAAATTAGGAATACATACATCATGCAGCCAACCATTAATTGTGTGCGTGTTTCAGACGATTTAAAAATACTAATTAGCAGCGTTAATTACTCTATTTCACGCGGCCAGTTTAGTGCTACAGCAAACATTAAATTCTGCTCTCGTATCGACTTTGAGCGCGCCCTGGGCCAAGAGCTTAAAATCTCGATAAACGGCTACGACTTTTATGTAATTTGCGAGCAGCCAAGCACGAGTAATCGGTTTGCTAACTCAGGTTACAGCGCTAACTGCCGCAGTCGTTTTGCTTTGCTGTCAGCGCCATATGTAAGGGCTACTAACTACGCTAACCCAACCGCTAAAACGTTAGCGGGGATCATGTCAGACATTCTAGTAAATACGGGGTGGTCACTCGATAATCAAATGATAGATTACCCAATCCCTACGGGTGCGTTTAGCTACACAAACCTAACCCCAGCAGCTGCGCTTTTAAGTGTAGCTAAGTCGGTTGGTGCAATGCTTTACACTAACGATGCAACTAAAACTGTTAGTGTTGTACCACAGTGGCCCGTTATGCCGTGGGACACCGCTAGTGCAATATGTGATGTGATCTTAAACCACTCAATCATACTTGAACACAGTACTAGCCAAACAATAAGCCCTGAGCATAATACGGTATTTGTGCGTGGTGAACAGCAAGGAGTAGCGTGTAAAATCAAACGTGCTGGCTCACTAGGTGATCAGTTTGCAAGTGATGTGGTAGACAGCTTAATTACTCATAACCAAGCAGCACGCCAACGCGGCACATGTGAGCTGGCAAACAGCGGTAACAAGCAAGAAGCTACTATACGGTCAAAGATTTTAAACGACTTGCCACCAATAAGGCCAGGCATGTTAGTTGGCATTACTTATAGTGATTCAATATTTAAAGCAACATGCGACAGCCTCGCTATAAGCGCCAGTATCAGCGACCAAGGCGCAATTACAGTAAGCCAAACAATTAAGGTGATCAGCAATGTCTAACGCGTTAAATAGATTAGGGGTCGTGCTGGATAAAACCCAGCGCACGATTGCAACTATTGTTACAGTGAACCCAAACGGCACTACACTCGTTAAATATAGTGACAGTAGCCAAAGCATAGCCATAGGTGATAGCGTTCAGGAGGGGGCAGTGTACGTTGAAAATGGTAGGGTAGTAGGCGCAGCTCCAACGCTACCATACACAGAAATAGAGGTTTAATTTAAACAGTAGTTGAACGGGGTGTTTAACCACTGTTTAAAGTTAATACACTTAGTGCTTGTTTATCATACACCTTTATCATTTAGAGCCGCGCGGGGTGTGTGATAAATTGTAACATTATCATTTAAACCCGTGCTGTTTATCATTTTTACTCGGCGGCTACACTAACAGCAAGCTTTACATTAAAGCCCAAGAAAGTTTTCATATTGGTAACGTGGATAAGTTTAATACGGCATTTTATTTGATCCGCTGTAACCCCTTTATAAATGCGGCTTTGAATGAGTTATCCACGGTTTCTGTGGATAACTCTGTTTATTAAACTTTATGAACTTCAGTACCCCCAGTATTTTAGGGGGCTG